TCTTGGTGGTTCCATCACAAGTCCATTTTTACGAAATGGGCGATTAATTTTAGTAAGTTGGTTGACTAAGTTTATATTGTCCTGCACCCCATCAGCATTGAGGGTGTTTGACAAGACAAACGATACCTCCAACCCAGAATCGTTTTGAGAATATTGATATAATTTCGGTGTTTCAATATATGAACCCGGAGCAGTTGACATGTCCTTGGTAGCGTTTTCTATTCCCGATTTTATACTATCTGCTGATTTCATATTATCTGCTAATTTACCAAGATTTTCTGATATATTATACGTACTCATCTCTCCAAATAACTTAGTAGCTCCCTCAAGAGCAGAGTCAATACTCCCCAAAAATGCTGATTGAAAGGTATCTCCGTATTCATTACTGAATGATCGAACAGAATCGTTTAGAAATGGAAATATAAATGTATCGTCTGGACTAGCTATACCCCCGTATAATTTATTATAAAATTCATCAGCATTTACCGACGACACTGCGTTGAGGTAACTTCTAATACGATTTATGGATTCACTAGAATTTATTTTAAATGATTGAATTTTAACTCTTGGAGCATTACTTCGCAAGTTACTGCGCCGTGGAATACTAGTCCAATCATAGTCTCTAACCACATTATAGGATTTAGCCATAATATTACTTATGCAAGTGCGTAAGCGGATGAACCGTAATCACCACGATTGGAATTCATTGATATGGGGGATGATTTCTGAGTAGGGAGGGATTGGGAAACGGGAACAACGGTGTTACTATTTCCTCCCCCCATACTGGAATCCATTTTTTTCAGAATTTGCGCGGCAATACCTTTAATATCACCCATGATCTTGATCTGCGTCATACCAATATTACGGAGGAATTCCAAGGATTGTTGATTACCAGATTGCACAACAGGTAATTCTTTTGGACTTGGTGCATCGGATACCACCGTTTTATCCTGTGATTTTTGAGGAATTTTTACAGTATTGATTGCATCGGATACCACCGTTTTATCCTGTGATTTTTGAGGAATTTTTACAGTATTGATTGCATCGGATACCACCGTTTTATCCTGTGATTTTTGAGGAATTTTTACCGTTTTAATAGCATCGGATACCACCGTTTTATCCTGTGTGGGGAGCGGTTTTGCTAGACCCGATTTTACCCTCTCCTCGCGGCTTCTGGGAGTCCCATCTGGGTTAAGGAAGCCGCGTTTTATCATCTCTTTTTGTTTCTTTAAAAATGCAACTTCGCTTGCAGCAGCATCGCGCCGTGAAGCTCCAAGGGCAACTATTTCTGATCCTGCCCCAACTATGGTGCCGATTGGATTTTTCACACTTTCCACCACCCTAGTAGCTGCATCTTTTTCTGCAAGAACTCGATAGTTTTCGACTTGCTTCTTATAAAGCATACTTGCACCTTCTACTAATGCATTACCTATTAGAGCTAGACCATTCGCAATTCCATCCCATATAGAAGACGCAAGAATTTTTAATTTTTTAAATTTATCACCCATAATATTGGTAACAATTGAAGTGTCATCCTTACTATCATCAAGAATACCGAACCATTCCAGAGGCTTTCTGAGAACCCATGGTAAGTCCTTCAACTTCTTTTTGATCCATGCTTTCAAACCGGAAAACCATCCCGTTTTCGGAGACAGGGATTTATCGGATTCTTTCTTTTCTCCAAATCCCATCAACATCTCAATACCCGTGACAATTGGGCTAAGTCCCCCAAATGATAATAAAGCAGCACCAAATTGATAAAGTCCACCTTTGATGTCTCCCCCTTTGAAAGCATCCCAAGACATTTGCATTCTCTTAAATCCTCCAAGAACTGGAATCCAGAGAGCATTCTTCCATATCCATTTACCAATTCGTTTTGCCATATTTCCAATCATACCACTCTTCTTGTTGGGTTTTTTATTGGATTCTTTCTTTTTTCCAAATCCCAACAGCATCTCAATACCCGTGACAATTGGGCTAAGACCCGTAAATGATAATAATGACATACCAAATTGATAAAGACCACCCATGATATCTCCGCTTTTGAAAGCATCCCAAGACATAGCCATTCTCTTAAATCCTCCAAGAACTGGAATCCAGAGAGCATTCTTCCATATCCATTTACCAATTCCTTTTGCCATGTCTCCCAATAAGTTTATCTTGGCTCCCTGTTGCTTGCCCGTAGCACCACCCGTCTTAACATCTAAAAATGCATTAAGTAAATCCAATCCTAAACCTATTGCGAATGCTACTGGCGCACCTACTCCAGTTAAATATAATAATCCTGAGAGTGCCGATAAAACATCAATCACACCACCTATATTATCCCCACTCTTAAAACGAGAAATTGCAAATCCGATTGAAATTATACTACCAAGTAGAGGGATTTTTTTAAGAACACCAACCAAAGGTTTCAAAAACCCCATCAGTTTAGTCATTATACCACCACCCTTTACCATGCCGCCAAGAGCTTTGAAAGGGGCGGATATCATCCCTTTGAGAGATGAAATAAATCCTGTCATACCACTTGTGACCATTTTAACAATATCGTCAATAGGTAATAGCCTTTTAATTAAATTACCTATGAAATTTTTTGGTATTAACTTTTCAAACAAGTTACCTATCAACTTATCAGGCATTAGCCCCCGTGCTAATTTGAGTATCATTTTAATTTGCCTTTCAACGATACCCAATCCTAATCTAGCAAGCATTTTCAAAGCACCCTTAAATGGTCCGTCTGTCATTAGTCCCGCAATTAACGCGCCGATACCCACCACTAAAGGTAAAAGAATTTTCCACCAAGATGATTTTTTATCAACTTTATCCCCCCCTTGTTGTATCTTCTCCCCTGTTTTACCCGTGACTTTTTGTATGGAAGTCTTAATTGCCTTATCAGGTGTCTTTTTCTTTTGATATTCAAAAAATGTCTTGGCGAACAGGGAAGCGATTTCCGTGGTTCGTGTTCGCTCATTACTATTGAGTCTAGGATTTACCTTTTTATTGGGATCGGATGGATTATTACCCTGCAATACGTTCTTGTCTTCTATGGATTGCCCCTGTGGAACGCCAATGGTTTCATTGACCGTTTTCAGTAATCCTAAAAGTTCTTCTAATAAAGCGACATTCACTTTATTATTTAATCGCTTAAATAATCACTCCATCATTTTCATAAATTTTTTTAACTCTCTGCACTGTCGAACCCCCCTTTTTTGTCATTCGTGCAATACTTCTAATCGAATATCCATCTTTCAAACACGCAATAATATCACCATGCTTTTCAAGCAATTCTGTATTACTATATTTTGTTCCTATTGGTCTTCCCAATGTTATGCCACGCTCTTTGGCTTTAATCAACCCATTTTTAATCAAATTTGAAATTGATAAATCCATGTTGTGTATTACACTATGACACTTTTCACACAGAGGAATACATTTAGTGCCTCCCAATGTATGGGGAATAACGTGATGCCAATGAATATCTTCGGTTTTGATATCACATTCAAAACATTTCAACCATTTATTTGTCCTCATTTCTCAATTATCAAAGAAGGACACATCAATATCAAACGCCTTTTCCTCCCCATTGATTGTCACTTTCAGATGGGATTGCTCATCCTCCTTGAAAGCTTCAATATATTTGATGATTTCCTTATTGATTGATAGAGGTAGATTTTCCACAATTTTCACACGATCCTTCACGGGAGTATCACCAAAAACAATCTCATTTTCTCCGAATTTTACGGATTTGATGAATTTTACGATTTCAAAAGTGTAGATATTGCCAATGTTCTTCCCAGCATCCTTATCCCCATCCTTTTTGAGAATTTCAATGGCATAATTAATAACCTTGTTCTCTTCCTTGAGAGTGGGAGTAGCCAGAACCACATCAACTACACCATTGATCGTCTTTTCCTTGGGAGATTTGATCTTACGGGTGCTTTGGATATTACTTTCAATACTACCAACTTCCCCATCCAGCTTCAGATCATTTCCAAGGCTTTCTCCCCGAATCTTGAGAATCAGGGGCAGCTTATCCTCAACTTTAAGGGTATCCGATTCCGTATTTTCAATCAGAATATCATTAAGAATTTTCTGGAACTTGAGAACACCCACCGTTCCATCAGCTACGGTTGCGATGATATCTTTCTGTTGCTTGAAAGTGAGGGGGGAGCAATCCACTTCCTTTTTAGTAGAAGCTTGCCATGCCTTGAATTTATTTGCCTTGAGTTCCTGAATGCTATCAAGGAATTGTTGAACGTTGTTTTCCATGTGTTTATTTATAGTAATGGTTGAAATGTCAATCATTTTTTTCGTCATTGACTAATATATTAGACGTTCTGATTGTATTCTAGTTTTTAACCCAATTCCGGTGTTTTTTCTGAAGTATTTTCCTGATTAAGCTTATCAACGAAGTAATCAATATCCCGCATGGTGGAATTCAGAAGGATATTGCCGTCTATTTTGGACGACAGATGGTAGATGATGTCTCTATAGTAATCTTCCCCATACGGATGGCACAACCCCCTCAGAAGCTCAAGGGGAGCATGTCCCATGAAATTAATATTAATGTTTTTCAGGGATGAATTGGTGAAACGGACTGTTTTGGATTCATTTTTGAGAATAGCATTGATCAGCATATTATAGGTGGATGCTGGAAGTTGTTCGATCAAGGCAGATTTATCCCCCACTTTGGCAAAATCCAAAACGGATTCTCCGTATTTCACCTTTCGGATCGTCTCCGATATGGAGAAAATATCGTAATCCTTTTTAAACAGGGGAGGAACATCCAATTCAAATTCCAGATTATCGGTTTTGATGATCAGGGGTTCCTTATCCCAATTTTCCAATTCTTTTATGAAATATGAAAGGGATACTTTCACGTTCTTTTCTTCCACCGTGAATCCCATGTCATAGGATACATCACGTTCCCAACATGTTAAAACATTTAGAAACTTTTCGTAAATGTTATCTCCTGAAAAACTGTTAAGATAATCAATCAGATAACCATCCCCGTTTTCAGAGATTTCTTTAAGGTCTTTAAATTTTATTTTCATGACTATGAATTGTTCATATGATGTGAGAGTTGAAATTATCAATCTTACAAATCAGGAGAAACAGTTATTACAGATGGATCGTTGGGGTTACGAGGCTTTCTACCTAGCAGTCTGTCCGCTCTCTCCTTGCGCCTTTTCAGTTCGGCTTTCAGTTCGGCAGCATCCGGTGGTGGTTTTGGAGTTGGTGGTTTTGGAGTTGGTGGTTTTGGAGTTGGTGGTTTTGGAGATTTCGCGGAAGCGGGTGATCCTAGAAGCTGTTCATAATCCTCACAAGCAAATGTCACGCTCTTGATCGGGTAATCGGTGTTATCGTAATCCATGGTGAATCCCTCAACAGCAACGGGGAATGCCCGTTTGAATCGGTATCCTTTTCTAAGCACTCCATCATTGGTGTATTGTTTCACAGTAATAGTGGCTTTAAGATTCACACCACGCTCCACCAGACCCTTAATACCAATGGCGATCTGCCAAGGACGGAAATACTCATGTTCCAAATCCTGTCTAGTTTCCAGAAAGTTGATGGAGAAACTGCGGGAGAGGAAGTCGGCACGGGAAGTCATGGCGTAACCGGGGAGGAAACCACCATAGGAATCTCCTGCCACCATGGGAGTGAAATTGGATGATTCTTGAGGAATTGTAACAGACTGAGCAGGGAGGATGGTGCCGCTCTTTGTCATGGCATTGGGAGCGATCTTGGCTTGCCATTTCTGTCCCGCATCCGATAGAACACTATTGACCGCTGATTCCGTTACACCATCTATAGATACCGTCCAAAGAACAGGGATGGATAGGCAATATTTAGCATCGCCTGAGAACGCCTGAAGGAAATCGTTGATTTGTGGACCAGCCATATGTTATTATTTAACTGGCTGTTATGATCAGACGTTATTATTCAAGTCCATTATAAAAATGATACGAGAAAGTGGCACTAAAGTTTAGAACTTCACCAGTTCCATCTGCAATTGAATATCCAATCTCTCCAATATCTCGCAAGGATGCGCCAACAAGTTCAATCGTCTTGATTGTTTCCAATGATCCTCCACCTTGGCATGGAATTTGAAGCACATCTAAAGTAATAATATCTCCAGTTCCCGGCATACATAAATTACCAGTAGTATTATTATTATCGAATAAAGTTCTACTCGCATTTTCAAGCTTAGTGCGGATCTCAAGGGATTGATCAACGTAAAATTCAACACTCCAACCTTCAGCACCCGGATATGTTGATTTTCCGGGTAAATTGAATGTTTGTCCACTGAAATTAACTTGTTTATTCTCAATATTACGTCCCGGTAGGGATGCACTACGAGCATAAATCAAATCAGTTTCCCCGTTCAGGGATAATCCAGTGATGCTAATTTGTTTAATGCGGAATAGGAAGTCTCTCGCAAATTGTTTTTGGGAGGCTTGGTTAAAAAAGTTTTCGATTGTTGTTGCCATGATATTATTTAGTTAGATGATTAAATTAATTCCTCTAGGTTTGCATCCGATCTGGAAGCTGTGAAGGAGCAAAGAATGAATTCTGCTGTTCTCGTTGGTTTGATCAGAATATCAACTTTCAACTCATTATTATCAATGACTTGAGAAGTATTATTCCTTTCGTCGCAAACGATCAGATAATCATAGCAACCACCGTTCTGTTTCGCAACTTCGAAGATTGGCGTAAGCGTGTTTACCAAGCGAGTGCGAGTGAATTCGTTGTTAGGCTCAAACACGAAGAATTGTGTAGCTTTCTTGGTGGGTCTTTCCAGAGCCAAGAACAATCTACGAACATTGATACGATCAAATGCACTTGGTTTGCGGCTCATGGTCTTCTGACCGAAGACAACCACACCTTGGGCGGAAGAGAACATGACAGGGTTGATGTTGATCTTGTAGAACTCATCACGTTGTTTCTGGTTGGGATTGATTGCAATGTCCAGAGCATTAGTCACCAGACCACGGGTGAATCCAGCAGGAGCAGACCATGGGAATTCCGCAGCATCACTGCGAGCCATGATAGCCGCTTGGTATCCAGAGAATGGAAGCCAAACCTTTTCACCTGTGAAATCATCATAACCTAGAATCCAGTTACCATAGGTGGCAGCATAGGAAGTGTTTTCCAATTCAAATTGGTGTCTCATAGCCCAATAAACATCCCGTTGGAAGTTCTTAGTTCTATCAGAAAGAATCTTGGTGTTTCTACCAGTCACAAGAATGTGACGGATAGGATCAGCGATAAACATACAATCACCACGACCACCAGTGTTGGAAGGGAGGTTACAGAAGTTCTCAAATTGATTGAATATCGCGCTGTAATTGGAACGAAGATTGGTAGCAACCGCATTATTGGAGATATCATCGGATGATCTCAGGGTATCCACCCTAGCTTTCAGAGTGGAATTGTAAAGAGTTTCATCATAGTAATTCGTTTCCGCAGCAGAAGCCATGGTATAAATTGTTCCAAGACCAGCTTCCACAACCACATCAATCTCATAGATTTCATCATTCTTGATGCTTTCCAGAGCGCGGTTGATCTTGGTTGGAACATTGCCGATGATCTTTTGAGTGATCTTAACAGGATTGTAAACACCCAAAGGATACAGGGCATTTGCGACTCCAACGCTTGCAGAAAGACCCGAAAGTGCATATGTGTTAGCTACTGTTAAATTAGAACTAAGAGCGGAGACGGTAGAGGTAGTGGTTGTAATACCTAATGCAGCGGAGATGCTTGCATAGTTAGTGGCAAGCAAGCTCTCAGTTACCACACGGATTTTCTTGATGGGATTACCCGAAGAATCCAGCGAGGATTGGGTGAACTTGTTGGAGATGTATGGATTGACCATGATTTCCACATTGCGGGAATTGGTATCCTGAGTTTCAAGGAAGAATGGAACGGATGGTCCGCCATTTGGGTTGAGTTGTGTGCGGAATGTATCAATGGAACCCACGATACGGTCATCAAGCACATAATCCAGCTTGAATGCTTCGGTTGCATATACACTTTTACGGAGCTTGAAGACACCAACGTTAAGAAGGTCATCGTCTTCCCTATCGGCAATGTTGTAGTCGGTAAGGTTCTCCATGACTTGGGAAATACTACCAGTGGCACCTCCAGCGGTAGCGGAGAGATTGAATTGGAGAGTTCCGTTTGGAATTTGCGTATAATCCAAAATCACATCAGCAGTAAGGCTTGTGGTATATGCACGGGTGATTGCATCAAAATTGGATGCTGGATTGAGATTTATGTTATCTGCAATACCCACATAATAACCTTCAAATTGGCTGTTAATCGTGGTTTGGGCTTTGTCAAGAACAATGATACCAGCACCACCCATGGCAGAAAGGGCAATTGCCTTTACAGATGAAAGGGGAGCAGATGAAAAAGAGGAAAGGGGAGATGCTGTTGCAGACCAATCAAACAGAGTGCCTTCCATGGCTTGGGCAAATTCCGTTTCCGATAGGGTAATCTGATAGGGTTTTCCGAGGAAATAGGTTCCAGCGGAAAGATCGAGGTTTCTTGTCGTGGTAACTTCGGTGGGAGTGGCGGCGACAACGGGATAAACAAGGGCAGAGTGTTGAGTTCCAAAACCATCTCCGGTTCCCGCTCCATATGGAAGACGGAAGGTGTAGATGTTTGCGGGAGAATTCAGGAGTTCCCTCACAGTGTAATAGAAATAACGTTCTGCGCTGTTTGTGGGAGTTCCGTAGATTGCTTCCAGTTCGTCTCTAGTAGTCACTTTAATCACCTCATCAGAATAACCTTGAGATGCGAATCCTGTGACAAAAATTGATGTTCCCACGTTTGCTTGTGCGACGAGACTTAAATCTCTTTCAAAAATTTCTACTCCGGGGCTATTAATTGTGCGTGTTGCCATATTACTATTTAGCAATTTATGGCTGAAAATTTGATTTTCATGAAATCGTCTGATTATAACGGTCACATCCCAACAATTCTATGTGCATTTGAGAGAACACGAATGTGAAACCAGATTCTAATTCCATATCACCCGATTCTTGAGCCGAATATGATAATTCATCGATGCTAGTTATGAATGCCTTCGTGTACTTAAACTGCACGACTTTATTATCATACTCATCTAACCCATACATCGTTAAATCCGTCTGGTAATCCGAAAAATTACAATCCACTATAATACCCTTTTCATTGAATTGACCCGTCTTTTGGTCGTGTTGCAGATTCAACCATTGGTAAATTGCCCAATAATTATTATATCCGCTATCCACCTTGAATTTGACGTTCACGGGAGGATATGGGTCTTTGCTATGGCTGGACACATAAAGCGTATCTCCTGCATATCGGGTGGCAACCGCTTTGATCGTCAAACCCGGAACCATTGTCCCATATATGCTGAATTGCACACTATCGGGAATGATGGTATTGTCATTCCTTGTATAATTGGATTGGATTCTCTTGAGAATTGGTGGCAAATCGAAAACGAGAAGGAATTTATCCTTTCTGCTTCTGTTAAGGAAAGACTGTTGGATTGGGGTTGGCATGATATTATTTAACCAAAATATTTCTCCATTGCTGCCCATTGATCAGGAGTAATATTCCTTTCAGGATTGGAAAACACCGAATGATCAGGTAATTCCCATCCCGCAGCTTCCAATTCCGCCATATCACTGGCAGCAGCACCCCCAAATCCTCCAAAGAGCATGGGAGAGATATTGGAGTGTTCAATCTTGGCAACCTCTTCATTGGTGTATATAGATGTGGATGATTTGTATTGGTGAAGCCCCTGATCAATGGGTTTGATAACAAGAGGTTTATCACAATCGTCCAAGGCTTCAACTTCAAAATATAATTCCGTGATGTCCTTATAAAGTGCCATCAATGCCCACACGAATGCCATCACACGGTCATCATGTT